CCTCGTTGCGCGGGTGCAGGGCAATCAGGCCATGGGTCTGCGGGTACTGGCGACGCAGCCATGAGAAGAACGTGATCTGCTCGGCAGACTCCGGCGGGCAGTCGCCGCGGTAGTTGGTGTCGCCGTACACGGGGAGCCAGTCGGGGAACTTCATGCGCTATCCACCTCGTCGTTAAAGTCCACCACCCGATAGAACCGCGAATCGCGCTTCTTGTGGTATGTCACGGTCTCGGGCGGGTGCTCACCGCCTTTCGTGGCCCGCCGCCATTTGGCGTACTCGCGCTGCGCTTTCTCCGCCTTGCTGGTGGGCGTGTACCAGACGGTGAAAGACCGATACGGCGTGGTGAACGTGCAGCGTATTACCTCGTTGCCCGCCCGGCTCAGGGTCATGTGGTGCTGCATGTCCAGAACCTCGTCAGTCTGGACGTTGTGGGGGTCGCGCTTGTGCGCGGCGAACTCGGCGCGCAGCTTTTCGTTGGGGTCAACCAGCTCCGCCTTGCAAGACGTGCAACGCTTCGCGGCAATGTCATTGGGCTCACCGCACTGCAAGCAGTCTTTTCCCGTCCACCGGTAGTCACACCGAACGTATCCCGTGCCCTCGCGCACCATGCCGTAGCACCGCCGCCCATAGTGCGCGGGCATCGGGCCATCCTCGGTCTCAACGCGCTCGCCTGACAGGTCAACAAAATAGCCGTTGTCGTCAATGTCAAAGTTGTCAGGGTTCGGGCGCGCGCGGAACGACTGCGGCGCTTTGCAGTGCGGACACTGCACGGCTACCGATTCTGCCTCGCCCGACGACTGGTGCGCTTTGATCTCCGGCGCGAACAGATCGCCGTCCGGGCAGTGCCGCTCGACGTTTTCGGCGTAGTCCAGCACCAGGCAATCATGCTTGCCATCGTCGATCCGCAGCCCGCGGCCGATCATCTGTTGTAGCAGCGACACCGATTCGGTCGCCCGCAGTAGTGCCACCACGTCAATATGCGGCGCGTCAAACCCGGTGGTCAGGACGGCGACGTTCACCAGGTACTTAATCCGTTGCGCCATGAAGTCGGACAGGATGCGCTTGCGCTCGCCCGCGCTTGTTTCGCCGGTCACGCAAGCGGACAGCCCCGGCGGCAGGGACGCCATCACCTCGTCAGCGTGCTGGCGCGTCGCCGCGAACAGCAGCACGCCCCGCCGGTCGGCCGAACGAGCTACCACGTCGGCAACGATGCGACTGGTCTTTCGCCCATGCCCGTGATATGCCTGGTCAACCTCCGCTTTGCCGAACCGCCCCTGCCGGTTGGGCTGCATGTGCAGCGTGTTGTAGTGCTCGCCGTCCGTCGCGCCGATGACCGGCGGCGCCAAGTATCCGGCGTCAATCAGCTCGCGCTCCTGAATCGTGTAGACCCGCGCCGTGAAATACGGATCGCGGGCCCGCATCCCGGTGGGCTTGCCGTGCTCGTCCATCGCGTAGATATAACCCTCACCCAGCCGGTACGGGGTCGCGGACAGGCCCACCACGCGCAGGTTGGGGTTTTGCTCGCGCATGGTCTCAATGATAGACCGGATGGTTGGAGTCAGCCCGTGGGCCTCGTCAACGATCACCGCGCAATAGCGGGCGCCAAACCGCCCGATCTTGTTGCGCACCGTGGTGGGCGTGCCAAACACAACCGGGTGGCGCAGTGACCGCCCGCCGGCCGACGCGGAAAAGATCGAAGCCGGGTTGCCGGTCGCGACGTACTTCTGGCGGTTCTGCTGTACCAGCTCCGCGCTTGGCGCAAGGCATAGAACGTGCTTGCCGTTGCTCACCGAGTGCAGCCAGCCGGCCAGCGCCGCGATAATGTGAGACTTGCCCGACCCGGTGGGCGCGTGGATAACGCACGGGTCAGTTGTGCGGCGCAACCATTGCTGCGCCGCGTTGACCGCCTCCTGCTGGTAAGGTCGCAGGGTCATCCAAACCTCCACGACACGCTGGCCTTACCACGATAGGGCTCAAGATCAACGTCTGGCGCATAATCCTTGACCACCTTCGCGTAGCTCACCGCCCCGGCCTTTTCCACGCGGGTCAACTTCCGCCCGCAAACGTCGGCGTTTTGATCGCCCGCCATCTGGATAAGCCGCTGCTTAATCTCGCCCATGCGTTCCTTCGCCTGGTCGGCAGCGTCGGCCAGCTCGTCATATTCCTTCACCAGCCGCTCGGCCTCCAGTGTGTCGATGCGCTTGCGCTTGGCCTCCAGGTGCGGCTCTGGATCTTCCGCCTTGTATCGCTTCCAAAACGCGTGCAGCAGCGGCAGGTACGTTTCCAACCAGGCGGGGTCGGCGTGGATAATGTCGTGACTTGTGCCCGCTGGCGCCCATTGGAAAAAGTGGCAATGCGGCCGCCCGGTCACGTGCATCTGCACTTGCATCTGCGCGTAGTAGTGCGGCTGCTCGGCCATGTCTTTAAACGGCACCGGCGCCTCGGCCTTGCGCAGCCCATACGGGCATTTGATCTCCAACAAACCGCCGTCGCTGGTGTACCCGTCAGGGCTGGCGCCCAGCCAATCGCTGCTAGTGACGAATTCCGCCTTTTCCACCGACAAGCCAGACTCCATCTGGAACTCGGCCCGCGCACCATCCTCGTGGAATTGCCCATACTCGGTCGCGACGTTGCCTTTGAACTCCCGCTCGGCGCCGTGAGCGTCACGCACCATCGCGCGCATCACGTCCTCCGGCCCACGGTTGGGGTCAATAGCAAGGATCGCCCCGACGTTTGAACCGGTAACCCGGCCAATGCGCTGCGCAAACCATTCTGCTGATCGTTGTTCTGCCATTTCCTGTTCTCCTGTTAAGAAATGGGGCGCCCCGAAGGGCGCCCGTTGTGGTTATCAGAACGGAATATCGTCATCCAGCCCGCCATCCTCCGCAGGCGCGGCCGGCTCGGCCGGTGCCGGTGCCGGTGCCGCTGGCGCGGCCTGGCCGCCGGACTTGGGCGCCACGCGCGACACCCAGTTGCCGGTTTTCTTTTCGCCCTGCTCGGTCTCCAGCTCCCAAACCTGCAACCGCAGCACCATCGGCTTGTTGGTCAGGCACTTGGTCAGGTTCTCGTCGGTGGGCGATTCACCGCTCGCGACCAGCTTGCCGCCGGCGTTGGCGTCAATCGCCGCCAGCATCCGCTTGGCCTTATCGGCCTTGTTGGCATCGCCGTCCATCACGCGCACCTTCTGGAACACCTTGCGGTTCTTGTAGTCCGCAGGCTTTAGCACCGTCCAGCGCAGGCTGATGAACTCGTCATCGCCCATCTTGTCCCATTTGGCCTCGTCGCACACGGCCAGAACGTCCGTGTTAGCGGGGATGGGCTCAATGTTACCGCCGCCGGTCTCGAACTCGCCGGTCGTGTCCACGTTGGCGCCGTCTGAAAGATTCCAAAAGCTCATGATCTGCTCCTGTTTTGGTTAAAGGCTGGGAACGTAGTCCGTGAGCGGGTTGGCGCCCTCGGCTACTTCCAGGTCATCGGTGATGTGGTATCTGTTTTTCGACACGTTGCTGGCCGTGGTGTAGGTGGTCAGGATTCGCGTGCCGTCAGAAACCGCTTTCTTGCGCTCCCCGTCGCCCATCGTGTGGGTTTCCAGTTTGAGGTATCCGACCAGATCCACGTCATCCGTGTATGGCGCGACCGAACGCTTGCCGAGTCGCAGGTCATACCGGGTATAAGGGTCTTGATCCGGCGGCTCAACGGTCACCGTGTCGGCATGGGCGATGAACACGACGTGCATCCCACGCTTGGCGTTGAGAATGCCGGCCGCCTTGCGTACCCGCTGGTGCATGGCCGACACGGCAGCCAGCCCCGCCCCGTATCCACCGAGCGCCTGGTTGATGGACTTCGGCTTTTTGGGGTCGTTGTCGATGACGTACTGAATGAACATGCGCTCAAGCGCGGTCACCGAGTCGATGACCAGCGTCTTGTATTCATGATCCTCGTTCACAAGTGCGGTCAACTGCTCCCACAGATCATCCGGCCCGGCCAGCATGGGCAGGGCGTCGGGGCGATCGTCGGCAGGAATGGACTGCATACCGTCCTCGCTGCGGATGAACACCGCGTCAGGGAAGGTAGCCGCGAGGCGGGTTTTGCCGATACCGGCATCGCCCGTGATGGTCGCGATCAGCGGCCGGTCAGCCGGCTTGCTCGCCATAGAGAGTACGGACATGGTTTGTCTCCTGTTTGTACTCATTGAGTTACCCGGTTCGCCCGGGGCTTGTCCCAACCAATCGGGACAGTTGAGAGACTACGCCCCTTGCTCGGGGCTGTCAATCATTTATCGGTCGCAAAATACTTCATCGTTGTCTTGCCCCGCCCGGCCGGGATCTCCTCGGCGCGCAGGTGGCCGGCCTGTACCAGCTTGTCCAGGCACTTCTCCACGTCCTCGCGGCGATACTTGCGCAGGCGGTTGCGAATGCGCCCGGCCGTCTCGCCGTGCTCGCTCGTCACCGTAGACATGATCGCCGACGCCATCGCGTCCACCTTGTCCACCGCCGAGTTGGAGTGCGCGAGCTTCATCTTCTCGTCAATGTCGCGCTTCACCAGCGCATACGCCCAGCGGACGTGCTCAACAGTGCGCAGGCCTTCGGGGATTGCAAGGATCATGGATACCTTGGCCACCTGCTCGTACCCGCGCCGCGGGATAGGCGTCAGCCCGGTGGCGTTTTTGGCATCCTCGGCCATCCCCCAAAACGATTCCTCCACCTCGTCCAGCATCGCCTCCGCGTCCGGCCGTGTCGGGATTTCAACTACATCGCCAATCCGCTCAACGCGCGAACCCTGCATGTCAAACCGCCCCGGCGCGTACAGGTTTTGCAGCGTTGCCGCCATGTCATCCGGCACGTCACCGCGCAGCACCTCGCCGCGCTTTTTGGATCGCGGGTTGTCCTCGCGCTCGCGGAAGATCAGCGCCCGGCCAAGGAAGCCGTTCACCGCCATGTCGAAGTCCA